CAGATGCAGCAAAAGTTGATTTTGAAAACAAGAAAAAAGCAGAAGCACTAGCAAGAAAAGAAGCAGAAGACCAACGTAAAAAAGATGTAGCCCAAGCTAGAAGAGATGCAGAAGAAAAAGTAAGGAAGGCCATAGACGCTGCAAGAACTGCGGCAAAGACAGCGGCAGAAGAAAGAGAAAACCAAAAGAATGAAGCCATATCAGGCATAAAAGATGGTTATTCTGATGTTGTATCTGATGCTGGAGAGCTTGGGTATGACACTGAGTTTACAGCCACAGAATCAGCAGAAACAGCAGAAGAACTAACAGAAGCTGCCGTATCAGCCAACGTACAAGAAGATGACCCTATAGAAATCAAAGACCAAGTAACCACTCCAGATGTCGATGAAGGGATAGATTTAGATGTAGACCCAAACTTTCCAGAACAACCGAAAGAGACCGAAACGACAAAAACGACAGAAACGGATGACGATGGAGGCGGTGGTGGAGATAGCACTGGTGAGGGCGCTGGTGATGGAGAAGGTGGTGATACGGGGGCTGATGCCCAAACAGGCACAACAACGGCTGCAACTACAGCCACAGAAACAACGACAACCGATGCCGCCCAAACAGGACTAGAAGAAGCAGGAGAAATTGACGGTAATGCGGAGGGTGCTGGAACTTTTTTAGATCAATTAAGAGAAGCAATAGATGTAGAGACTGATCCAGAACTAAAAGCAAAACTTGAAGAAGAATATAAAAAGTATGAGGGGGCGTTTCAAGAAGGTAGTTTTAACAAAGAAACTATAGAGGATATTGTCGGTCCAGCAGGGATGCCTTTTGACTTTGTGGGCAACACCGTAGATACCGATCCCGTCAACATATTAGGCTGGATAGGTAAGATTAAAGATACTTTAGAAGATAAAGAAGATACTTCACCCACTGAGGGTGGTGTAACAGAAACAGAAACTACTGCCGATACAAAGACAGCAGGCACGGTAGACACAACTGATACCACAACCACCACACCCACTGCCGGAACAGACACTACAACTACAGCGGATACATCTACAGGCACGGCTGGTGCGACTACAACAACTAGCGAGACAACCACAGGTGGGGTTGGCGCAGGAGATAGTTTAGGTGCGAGTGATACCGCAGCGGACGAGGATAAGGCAGGTGCAGGTACTGATGGGGCAGGTACAGGAACCACTGGTTCGACAGACGCTACAGGTGCAGGTGATGCAGATGTTACAGGCACAGGAGCAGGTGATGCAGATGCTACAGGGTCAGGCACAGACGTTTCTGATACACCCGGTGCAGGGGCTGGTGATAAAGGCGATCCCGGTGGCACGGGTGGTGGTACAGGAACAGGAACAGGTACGGGAACAGGTACAGGCACAGGAACAGGAACAGGTGACGGTACAGGGTCTGGAACAGGTGATGGAACGGGCGATGGTACGGGTGATGGTACGGGCGATGGCACAGACAGAGGGTTTGACTTTGGTAGCCAACAGTTATTACAGGCTTTACAGCCAAGAAGGGTGCAGGTTAAGTCTGCCCCTTTAGCAGACATCAAACGTATTTACGATATAAGTGGTAGATACGTGCCTATAGAGGAGTATAGCACTCCATTTGGCCTGCCTTCTTTAAGGCCAGCACCACAACAAATGAGACCGATGGGCTTCAAACAAGGTGGTCTTGTTAGTCAAAATACTGATAATATGTTTGACCATAAAGAGGTAGGCACTGTGAATGATCTTTTACGAATATTGAGGGATAAAAGATGAGTTGGTGGGATGAGCTAACCGATTATTTGACCGGCGATAAAGCGGGCGAGTTTGATGTCAATGAAGCGTTAGGTGACGTTCTAGGGTTTTTTACTGGTGATTTACCTGACTATTTATCAGGCGATGCTGGCCCTTTATTAGGTATGGGGCTTGCCTATCTTGCACAACAATCTGGTTTGGGTGATCAAAAAATACCTGTAGTTGGTTATCAGGGGGACATACCAGAGTATCAAGCAGTTAGGCAGCGTGTGCCGATAGAACAAGATCCCAATCGTCGTCCCGGTGCAGGCGGTAGAAGATATTTTACCGATACGATATTTGCACAAAAACCAGAAACAACGCCTATGACAGTGGAGCAAGCAAAAGCAGCAGCAGCAAAGCAGGCTGAAGGACTTGCAGGTTTAAACCCCACATATAACCCACCTCCCACACAAACTAAAGAACAAGAAGAAGTCGGCATGGCAGGGCCAAAATCGGGATTTATGATGGCTGGTGGCAGATATTTAAGTGGCACCACTGATGGTATGGCAGATGAAGTGCCAGCTAACGTGGGTAGAGATGAAGTTCGGTTAAGTGATGGAGAGTTTGTCATACCCGCTGATGTGGTGTCGCATTTAGGCAATGGCAACTCGAATGCAGGTGCTGCATTCCTACATAAATTTATGAATGATGTAAGACAAGAAAGAACAGGTAACGCAAAGCAGGGTAAAGAAATAGATCCTAGAGATTTTGTAAGAGGTATGGCATGACCAATGGTACAGAAGACATAACAGGCAAACAAACTGGCACTGAGTCGGCCCTTTCTACTTATGCAGGACCGTATGTTACCGAGATGCTTGGCAAAGGAGCAGCACTTGCTGACCAACCCTATCAAGCTTACATGGGGCCGCTTACCGCTGGCACTTCTGCGTTACAAGACACTGCATTTACAGGACTAGCAGGATTAGCATTGCCCACAGATGCTTCGGGTGCTTCTGCTATGGGGGCTTTCACTCCCGGTACGTTTGCTGCTTCTGGCGCACCTGCCATGACTACTGAAGGCGCGGATGCTCCTGCTGCTACTGGCGTGGTTGGTGAGTATATGAATCCGTATCTGTCCGCAGTGTTAAATCCTCAACTACAAGAAGCACGTAGACAGGCAGAAATAAGCAGGCAAGCGGAGTCAGGTAGGTTTACTAGGGCAGGTGCTTTTGGTGGTTCCCGTCAGGCTCTTGCAGACTTAGAACGAGATGACAGGTTACAACGTAATTTAGCTGATATAACAGGTAAAGGTTATGCGTCAGCTTTTGAGTCAGCTAGAAGACAGTTTAATTTAGAACAAGATAGAGAAAAAGCAGCGCAAGAAATGGCTAATCGGTTTGGCTTTGATGTACTGGGTGCTCAAAGTAAGGCTGGTCAGATACAAAGAGACATAGAGGCCGAAGGCATAGCAGCAGACAAGGCTCAGTTTGAAGAAGAAAGAGACTTCCCATACCGCCAAGTGCAATATATGCAGTCGTTACTTAGTGGCCTGCCATTGGCTACGCAATCTTATTCGTATGCAGAACCAAGCACACTGTCTAATATAATATCTGGTGGGGGGCTACCCGGCATTTTAGGAGAAATACTTAAAGCTTTTGGAGGCAAGAAAGAAGAAATGGGAACCGACCCTAATTCTGGCTTACCAACAAATGATCCATCACAAGGTCCGGGGGCAGGTTAATTATGATTACAGCACCTACAGCACCTACAGCACCCAGTGAGTTTGGCACTAGCGTAGACGATTTGGCTGCGGCGTACTCGCCTCAAGAATTACAGAAGCGGTACAAGGTAACTAAAGAGCTTGTATACCTACTAGCACTGCAAAAACTAAAGTCTGAGATGGACGCTGCACAACGCACTCTCGCTATGAGTCAGCAGCAGACTCCCGGCACTGTAAAACAACAGCTAGAAAGCCAAGTCATGCAGGGCAAGATGCAAGAAGCATCGGGTATTATGAGCCAGATGCCGCAGATGATGCAGAGACAGCCACAGATGGCAGCACGGGGCGGTATTATTGGATATCAAGCTGGGGGCGGTGCAGAAGAAGACGCTCAGGATGTAAGCTTTGGTGATTTAGCAGCCGAATTTGGTAGTGGGGTTGTAGATTGGATAAAAAACAATCCGGCTGAAGCAGCACTTTTAGGTATATCTATTCTTCCGGGGGTAGGACCAGCAGCGGCAGGTGCGCTTAGAATTGGTAAAATGGGCCTTAATTATCTAAGAACGAATCCTACTGCGCGAGGTTTAGCTCAAAAAGCGTCTGAATTAATTACAAAACCTAGAAAAGTAGAGCGTGTTAATCAAGATCAACCACTAGGGCAAGCAGCTCAATCTTTGGGCTATCCTACGAAAAGAGGAACCACACCAAGCGGAATTGCAGGTAGGCAATATTCACCCGGAAAAGGTGCTGCTGTAGCTTCTGGTATTGCGGGAATTAGTTCTGCAATCGGAGACGATGAAGAAGAAGTCAGTGGTTTACCGTCTGTTGTAGAAGAAGAAAAACAAGAAATAGTAGTCGAAGATAAAGAAAAAGAGCAAGAAGATACTACTGAACCCGCTAAAATTGAAATGCGCCCTACAACTGACTTTCAAGGCATAGCGCAAGACAAAGCTCTTAGTGTTGAAGATTTAAGCCCTACTTTAGTTGGCTCACTTGAAACTCAAGCTGCTATGAGTCCAGAGAAAATGGACGAGCGAAGAGAAGCAGAGGCAAAACGCTACCTAGATAAAATAGGAGCAGAAGAAAGAACACAAGGACTGCAAAACTTATACGATGAGCAAGTGGCTGTGTTGGATGCACAAGCCGATCCTGACGAACTGCGGCGTAGAAGACAGCTTGCCTTCTTTAGCAATATTGGCACTGGCGGTATAGGAAGCATACTGCGTGGTGGTGGCCGAGGTTTGATGAAAGAAACTGACGCTCAAAGAAAAGAAGCAAGGGACGCTGCACAAACCAAGATAACCAGCTATCAGTCTGTACATAACTTTGATATTAATATGATTAAAGATGCAGAGGCTAAAGGTTTAGCAATACTCCAGATGGATAGTCAAAACAAACGTAATGCACAAACGGCTTTAGCTAACATATCCAGACAGGATTTAGCGTCTATAAACAGTTACGCTGATCGCCTACGTGCATCAGAAGACAGCAGGGTACAGGAACAATTCCAAAAGCTAGAGCTATTGCAAGAGAATTATGAGAATCTGCGTAAGGATGAAAGACTTGATTATAATGCTGCGCTCACTCTCTACGGGCAAATAGCGGATGCAGAAGCCACAGTATACGCGGCTGAAGTAGCTAAACTTCCAGATGATGTGCGAGAGTTAATATTTAAATCACAGCAACCGGGCGTACAACTTAGTGCGAAAGAACAAGAAAGAGTTGCACAAGTTGAACGAGTTATTGATGCAGCTATAAATGCCACACTAAGTAAAATGGGTGTGCTTGATACCAAAGATGAGATAATTGAAAGAGTCCAAGCTGGCTTTTTAAGCACACGTAAAAGTCCCGTAGACCCCTCAACAATACTTGGTGTGGGAACTTAATGTGCCTGTTCAGACTGTATACCTAGCAGATGGTTCTACCGAAACTTTAAACATACCCCCCGGTTCTACTAAAGAAGACATCGCTCGCCTAATAAATAGAAAACGAGCGTCAGAGCGTGGTTCTGGGCGTCTGTTTGACTTTGGTACTGAGGAACGGAAAAAACAATTAGAACAAGAGTTAAGGCAGGCTAGATTTGATTTAGCAGGCACTAGAGAGACTTCTATAGCAGAGGATCTTACGTCTGGTTTTGGTGCGGGGTTTGTAGGTACAGGCGAAACAGCTACCTTGGGTTTAGCTTCTTTACTAGAAGAAGAGGAAGAACTGGCTGCTAGAAATAAGATTAAATCTTTCTTTGGAGATATCACACCCGAAGGTGGTGATCCTGACAGTATAACTTATGGTCTTGGTCAAGCATTAGGATCAATAGCGGGTATAGCTGCTCCAGTAGCAGCCGCAGCAAAACTCCCCTTTACAGGTGCTGCATTAGGCACGGGCGCAGTTCTTACAGGTGCTTTAGGTGCTGGTGAGGCAAGTGAAAGAGCAAGAGAAGAAGACGCTACTGAAGCAGAAAGAAGCAAAGCTCGAAATCTTGGTATTTTAGTTGGTTTTACTGAAATCCTACCTATCTCTCGATTCGTCAAACTTGTCGATATGCCTGCGCTTAACAAGCTGGCAGATACGTTTGGTCCTCAAACAGTAAATACTTTAGGTGAACGTGTACGAAGGGCTGCTGGCACGGCAGGGTTTGAAGGCGCACAAGAAGTTGTAGCTGAGTTTTTTCAAAATGCTATTGAGAGCGGGTACAACATAGACCAAGACTTAGCAGAGGGTTTAGCCCCCGCAGCGGGATACGGTGCAGGTGCAGGTGCTATTGTGCAGGCTGTCGTTGATTTATTTACCAAAGGTCGGCGTATAGGCGACAAGACTCCAGAGCAGATAGAACAAGAAGCTCCTAATTTAGCTAAAACCACCGGGCAGATAATCGATACAGGAGATTTAGATGCAGCGGGTAATTTAAATGATATAAGTGCTGAAGAGCTAAGCAGGGCTGTTAGTGAAGTAACTGGAGAAACAGGTGAAGGAGAACAAGCGCAATCTCGTCTTGCACAAGAAGAAATAACTGAAATACAAAAAAGATCACTACAGGAAGCTAGAGAGAAAAGAGAAGCGCAACCCCGCGCTGCTGATGTGACTCAAGACAGAGAGACACAAAAACAAAGACTCACACAAAGAATAACTGAAGAAGCGACACAAGACCCGAAGGTAGCCGAAGAAATAGAATCGCTTGGCGTTGCAAATTTTATAAAGAAAAAACAACAAGAATTGGGAGCGGATAGGTTCTTTCGTGTTTACTTGTCTGAAGAAGGTGATGTTGCGCCTCGTGATGAAAGAGTCACTAGAGGAACTGATGTAGAAAGCGCACCGATAAATAGAGACGTATTAGAGACATTAGGACTCACTCCTACCTCCGCCATAGGCAAGTCTCTTCTTGGTAGAGATTTAACAAGAGAGGGTCCACGCACTGAATTACAAACATATGCCGCAGACGCTGAACCAGAAATAAAACAAAACATAGCAGATACGCTAGAAAGAACTCCTCTGCGTGAAGGACTGCCTGATGATGTCATAATCAGTGTGCCCGGTAAGATAGCTAAAGGTGTTACTGATAAACAATTAAAAGAAGCAGACTTAAAAAAGCTGCGTCCTAGAGAGTTTAAAAAGTGGTTCGATAGTGCAAAGAAAGGCGGTGAAAAACGAATTGCAGAGAACAAATCTAAAGAACTTAGAAACTTAGTCGGTGACGATCCGTTTACCGCGCAAGATAACGATAAAATATTAGAGCTAGTCAAAAGCCCACGACCTTCTTCTGGCACAACAGAAGCATCTTCAAATAGAGCCGCTGCACAAGTGTTTTTAGGGAAGATGGCTCGTCCGGTAGATAGTATGTATTTGGCAATATCTGATGTGGCAACTGAAAATATTAGCCCGCAAGATGCAGAAATAAATCAACTAAGAGAAGACAGGGATGCAGCAGATAAGGCTAAAGACACAAAAAAGAAAGCGCAGTTAAATAAAAGAATTGAAAAACTAACAAGAAAACCAACAACCGATCTTGGCAGATTTTTAGAAGGTACGGGTGCAACACAAGGTGCAAAGGTTATCGAGTGGGCTAGGGAAAACCTATCGCCCGAAGCTGTTAACTGGATTACTAATACTCAAAACGAACTAGGTGTTAGAGAAGAAAAACTACAAAAGTACGTAAAAAGCACATCGGAAAGTGTTTTGGGTGCCGTAAGTGCGCCTACAGGCACTGACGTAGAGGTGTTTACAGGCGGTAGAGCTACACCTGCTCAGTTAAGAGCGGGTAAAGTAGAAACTAGAGAAAGGTTTGGAGCGGCTGGACCTGCTAGAGACGTACCCCTAGAAGAGTATCAGGCTGAAAGGGAACAAAAGCTTTTTGATGCCGTTAAGAAGTATGGAGATATAGGTAAGGGTCTTCTATCCATACCAGATATGCTTACGTTTAGAACGCCGTTAGATCCTAAAGCAGAGGCAGCAGCACGGGGCGGTGATTTAAAAGGAGCCTTAGATAGCATTGTATCGACTGTAACTGATCCGAAGTTAAGAAAAGCTGCATCGGTATTAAGAGACTACGTTACAGACACAAGAGTTCAAGTCGTATCCACTGAGCAGTTAACCGGACTTACTGACAGAATTTTTAGGCGTGATAAAGAAACACAAGAAGCGTTAAAAAAGTCGCCAGCAGCGGCGTTGTATATACCTGCTACGGACAAAGCACCAGCACTTTCTGACACTATATTTTTAGATGAGAACGGTGGTTTAGCTACAGTTACATTACTGCATGAAGTAACCCACGCAGCTACATTAAAAGAGTTATCTAATAAAAACTCACCGCTAACAAAAGAGATAACCAAGCTCTATAAACGAGCTAAAGAAGAGTTACCAGATTTAGAAGGCACCAGAGATGTATTTGAGTTCGTTGCAGAAGCGTTTACTAACCCGGTGTTCCAGCAAAAACTAGCTTTGCTGCCTGTTGTTAAAGATACAAGAAGTAGCTTTCAAAAATTTATAGATGTGATACGGCGTTTCTTGTTTGGGTTCCAACCGAACAAAGAATCTATATTAGATAGAACAGATACGATTATAGCCAAGATATTAACTCCAAGCAGGGCTTCGCTTGACGAAGTTGGCCCTGTGCTATCTATGGCAGTGACTAACGGCACAGTAGAGAGTCTGGTCAAAGGCGCATCAAAAGCATCCAGAATAGCTGCTAAGGCACAGCAAGCACAGCCTAAACAAGAGCTATACGATAGTGTAATGGACGCTATGTACTCTTTACCTAAAGCAGGTGGGTTTGCTGCGTTTTTTGGTATGAACAGCCGAATGATGGCACAGGTGGGTACAGGTATATTCAACCTGCCTCAGTTTGAACAATTACATAAACTTATAGGTAACCAAGAAGGGGAGATCAAAAGACAAACCGACATGGTAAAAGCTACTGCTAAAAGATTGGGTGAGTGGGAGAAAGCTAATCCTGACTTAGTAGCTACGTTCAATGACTTAATAAACTTGAGCACAATTAAAGGGGTAGACCTCAGAAAACCAGAGTCCGAATACAAGGATGATGCAGATAAGCTGAAGTTCTATAAAGAAAACAAATCTTTATTGGAAAGGTTGCCCGGAGTAAAAACCCAATACAACGAAGTGTTTACACTGTATTCAAAAATATTAGAAACGATGCAGGAAAACCTCCAGAGTCACGTAAATGAATTTGTAGAAGATGCTAATACAAAGAAGACCTTATCTAATTTAATCGATGAAAAACTATTTGCTAGAGCAACAATAGATCCTTACTCCCCTCTTACTCGTGAGGGTAACTACTGGCTTCAGTACAATGTAGGCACTGATGTAGAACCCGTGTATCAAACATTTGGTAGCGATGGAGCTAGGAAAAGGTTTATAGAAGCACTGAAACAAGAACCGGATGTAGAAGAAACAAGCATCAAGCCATTTCAAAATGTAAACAAATTTGATTTTGACGCATTGCCTCCTAAGTCTTGGATAGCGCAACTTATCACCGCACTGCAAACGCCTAGAGCGGATGGTTCAACAGTAGACCCACAAGTAATTAATCAGGTAATGCAGTTATATATAGAGTCTGTGCCGGAGTCTTCGTTTGCCAAATCATTGCAAACTCGTAAGAACCGAGAGGGCTATCAAAGCAGCGTACTACAGGGCATGAACATACGAGCGTTTGACATGGCTCGGCAAGCAGTCAATACAAAATACACTCGTGAGATATATAAACTTAAAAGAGAGTTAAAAGAAGAACTAAGAACAAGGGTCGTAAAAGCTAATGAGTTACAAGGGCTACCTGCAAATCACCCCCTAATTAAAGAATACGAAAGGCAATACGGTCCTATAGATTACAAATTAGGTAAGGTCAACGTGAAGCGTTTTAGCGAGACCACTGAATCTCTACTGAACGGTACGTTTGCATGGAGAGCAGAACAGTCTACAAATCCCACTCGTAATATGTTTGAAAGCCTAGCAGTTGGTGCTAATCAGCTTACTTTTACGGGTATCATGGGAGTTAACGCATCTTCTGCCATACTACAAACGGCTGGTTTGCCTATGATCCTGCTACCGTTCTTAGCAGGTAAGACTAGTTTCTCAAGAGCATTCACAGACATGACAGCAGCCACTAAATTATTTAGTGGTAGTGGGTTGTCCAGACAGGTACGCACAGCGGCTGGAGAAATAACCGATATAAAAGAAGCTTATATAGGCGCACCTTCTATCGATAACTACTATGAGGTGGGAGAGAACGGAGAGTACATAGGTATTAAAAAAGGTTTAAAGCTAAACGACGATCCAAACAATCCGTTTTATGTTAGAACGGGCAAAGACGGTAAGCCAACTGTTAGCCTGACACAGAAACAGTTTGTAGAAGATGTGCAGGATGTTATCAAAGAAGCCGATGATAGGGGACTGTTAAACAGAACCATACACGGTGAGATGATTGGTTTAGATATATCAGGTCAGAAAGACGTTAAACGATCCGCTCAAGCATGGAAAGATTTTAATACATTGATGTCTTACCCATTCCAAATGGGTGATCGTATGCAACGACAAGTCACCCTTATCTCTGCGTATTTAACAGAAACAGACAGACTCACTAACTCACCAAACAGAAGTAAAGGCGAGCAGAATCTAACACAAGAAGAGATTAAACAGCGAGCCATACAAGCAGCTATATCTGACACAGAACAAACAGGTGGTACAAACCTGCTGGGCCAAGCTGCGCCGATAGCGCAAAGAAATGTCGGGCGTGTAATGATGATGTTCAAATCTTACGGTCTGACTGTTTATTACCATCAAATAAAACTGATGGCAGATTATATAGACGCTAGACACAGGGGCGATGAGCAAGCGAAGCGTATCGCACGTAACCAAGTTGCGGGTACATTAGCAGCTACCGCAGCTATGTCCGGTGTGGCGGGGCTTACGTTATACGGTGCAGTTGTAGGTTTGTTAGATCTGTTTCTTACTGAAGATGACGAAGAGACTTACGATGCGTTCTTCAGAAAGAATTTAGGAGAAGGATTTTATAAGGGCGGCGTCAATTACGTCATGGCTCAACTTGGCGTACCCATAGACGTTTCACCCCGAATCGGTCTAGCCAATCTAATTATTAGCAGTAACAGGTACAACTTTGATCGGTCTGTAGAAGAAAGCATAGTAGACGCTTTGGGTGGTGCTGCTTGGTCTACTGCTAGAAGAGTCCAAAGAGGTATAGAAAAAATCGGTGAAGGAGAGTATCAGCGAGGTATAGAAGATGTGCTGCCTGTATCAATGAGTAATATGCTCAAAGCGGGTCGTTATGCTTCTGAGGGTGCGTTGACTAGAAGAGGCGATCCTATCACCACTGACTTCAATACAGGCACTATCGCTGCTAAGTTCTTTGGCTTTGCCCCTGCTGAATACACCAAGGCACAAGAAATAGCACAGGATGTTAAACGTATAGATAAAGCAGTTAACCGCCAGCGATCTGCGCTGCTCAAGAAAATGTACATTATGAATCGACAGGGCGATATACAAGGGCTAATAGACGTTAGAAGAGAGATAAGCGAGTTCAATAGGAAACACGCAAGGCTGGGGCCAAAAGTTCCCATAACTGAAGAGACTATCAAGAGATCTATGGCACAGCATATGCGTACTTCTGAGCAGATGTTTAACGGTGTGCAGTTGAGTCCTAATGTACGGGATGCGTTAAAACTGTTTGCAGACGCATATGATAGAGGGCCAGCTTTCCTATAAGAAAGAAAAGCCCCCAAGACCGTTAGGAAGAAGGGGCTAATCTATAGGAGAACGAACATTAGATGCTCGGACCAGATCGTATCACATAGTTCTCCATATTCGTACACCCCTTTTTCCGCTTTCGATACGTACCTTAGTCACCGTTTTCCAACCTTTAGCTTCGGTTATACGTTTTAAATCTTTTATGGCAAGGTCGGTATCTATACACGGTATAAAAACAGATGAGTTAACTACCATGGCACTCCACAAGATAACTATCTTTACTCCGTCTGGAGCTAGTTCATCCGTCCTCAATACGCCTTGATTCTTCTTCGTCCTCTTCATGCTCTGGAGGTGCATCCGCAGCAAAGTTAACAACAATTACGTCACTAGATTTTAGTTTTAGCAATGTGCCTTTACCTAGCCGTACTTTATCTTTCTTACCATCCAACTTCTCCATAAACTCTTGTATGAGAGAAGTGTAGTTTATCTGTTGTTTAGCGCACCACTGCCGAAGCGGTTTCGGCAAAAGATAAAGTCTGTTTATGTCTGTCTCGTATCTAGCCACCAAGTGTATCCTTGGGTCTTTGTCTGGAACCACTAAGGCATCCACACCAGTGTCACGCTGTTTACGCAAGTCATCAGTGCTTCGTATCTGTAGTATGTTGCTCCAGTTCTCGTATATGTAGCTGTTTAATATCTGTTCCGCAGATGTAACCATATCGTCTGCCATATCTCTGTTGTGAACTAACACCTTCACTATCCAACGGTATATTAGTTTAGTGTCGTATTGTAGAAGACCTATCTTATTACATATATGTAGGGCGGTCATAGTGCAAGCAGCCCCTGCTGACCAGAATCTGTTTTTAGCCGATAGCCCTGCATCCATGTCAATCTTCTGCTGAACAGCAAGAAGAAACTCTCTAATCTCTTCTAGGTTCTGCATGACGTAGCGGACAAATATCTCACCAGCAAAACCGTAGTTCTGTTTTATCTGATAAGAGAAAGCATCGGTCTCTGCCTTAGACTGACTACCAGAAAACATTTGATGTACTTTAACTTCCAATATTCTTTGCGCTTCTGCTTCGGGTGACTCTTTTGCACCACGCACAATCTCCACAAGACTAGCGTTACCGCTGGACACTGCTATCAGGTTCCACGATAACCCAGTTACACGCTCTGCGTTTGCGCTGCCGACCATGCGTCTACGCTGCTTACCACTAACTATTTGATAGGCAAGATCACTAACAGCGTCTGGGTCTTTCTGCATTTGTGTAAGCTCATCCATGTACATAGGTAGGTTGTGATACACCTCTCCTCTGTGCATTTTTATGCTGTGAGTGTCCTTTTCATACAAAAGAAGCTCCTCTGGGTCGCCCCATACTGACAGTCCAGCTTCCATAACAGTGGTTTTACCGAACCCTGTGCCACCACTATGCAGGTGCATCATCGAGCAGTGTATAGGCAGCATCTCCATCAGAACGGAGCCAAAGCTAGTGCCAACAACGTATTGGTGTAACTCAAACCCATCTCTGTTGTAGAAGTTAATCATCTCTTTCCAGCCCTCTAAAGAACCCTTTGGTTCCATGTGGGGGAACAAGGCTGCTGTTGCAGAAGATGCGGGATTGAACTCGGTGCGGTCAGCGAAGATCTCTCTATCGCCTATCACAAAAGATTTCATATCTTTACTAGTCCAACCAAATTGTCTGTGAGCTTCGTCAGCCATAGTCGTGGTCTGTAGTTCATTGACCCACGTAGCCGTATAGCGCATGAGTTCGTCCGGTTTATCTATTACTATGCCGTGCATACTAACAGCTTTACGGAGTTCTTCACGAGAGGTTACAGATGTTAACGGTACTGTAAACTCACGCACTCCGTCCCTTGGTAGGTGCAGTCGTAACACTATCGACTCACCAATCTCAGAATCAACGATACGTTTAACAACGTAAAAATCGTTGTGGTAAATAAGCTTTTCGTCAACCGTCCCATCAGGGCCAGATGTACGCACGTACACACCGCCGTTAGTACCTCTAAAGTAGGGTTTCGGGTACTGTGGTATGGTGTAAACCTGCAACTGCGAGTTGGGCCGATTCGCCACAGGTGCTTCTACCACATTGTCTGCTTCTTCTGCCTCTACCACTTGAGCACCAAGCGATATGGGCGAACGTATTTTATGCCAGTTAGGGCAATGAGGACATATATCAGGATTGTATTCGTCAAATTTTGCACAAAGATACGGTCCCTTTATCAGGTTAACTTTCTCTACTGTCTTCTCTGGGTCGTAATCAGGGTGCTTTCTTGATATGTGGTGGATGGCTTTTTCTGCATCAGAGCAGAATTTAGCTATCGATAGTCCAGCTCTCCACATGGGTTCAGAACAAGTATCCTGATTAAGAGTCAGTAGCTCTATCTGTTTGCAACCACCATCCTTTACCTTAGTAAGTATATTCTTAAACTTAGTATCTTTGTTACCCATCAGCTTTTGCATCAGAGCGGTATCTGGTTGCATCTTTAGCTTGTTCGGGGCGGGTAAACTACCTGCACCCAAAAGCTCTGCAAAATCATCTAAGTCAACTAGGGGCGGTACGTCTACGCCAAACTGTAATACTTGCGTAGGCGGGTCTGTTTTGTGGTTGTGTGTGCGTACTATTCTTAAAACTCTAGCAGCATCACTAGTCACCGCTGGGTCAGCAGCAAACTTATGTTCAGCGCAAACTTGTTTCAGTCTCTCTGCTATCGGAAACCAATCATCAAATATCGCGGACTCTTCTAAACACCAATATACGTGTATGCCACGACCAGAACTTATTACTAAAGGTTTTGGGAGATGAAGCTCTTTATAGAACTTACGTAGCGCAGTTAACGCTTCTTCCTGATCTACAAAGTCCTTTGATGGTCCACAGTCAAGATCTAGAAAGAATGACTGAATACGATCCACATTATCTACTCTGCGAGAGTTATTGTCTTTAAATGTAGCTAACGCAAAGTATGTATCATAACCGCTGCTATCAAACCTACGAGCAGCATCAATCAGTTCGTTAATAGATTCGTAGAACTGTTGTACCCTTCTATTCTGCTTGGGTTTTAAAGCTAAAAGACAGTACCAACCTTCGCTATGTAGCACCCTCTCTAAAAAATCTTTTGTCTGCATCCAACTTGTCCAAAGTCAGAGACACCACGGCAGGGGGCGTAAACATTATGGAAAAACCGCCCCTCTTCGGATGTATAGTCGAGGACATCCTAGCCGTAGTGAAACTATGAAATATTAGTCGTCCCAGTCTTCAAGAACGTCTGCTATATCATCTGCCTCTTTCTT